ACTTGCAGTTGGAATGGCCTATCAACGGCACAACTACTGATGACGCCGCCGCTCGAATCATGGAGGTGTCAACCGCCTCCAGCGCACACGAGTTGTGGATGCCTCCAGCCAATCAGGCTTCGGTCGGTCAGGATGCCTTGATTCGCAACGTCGGCGCTGTTTCTGTAACGGTCAAAGACTACACTGGCGCAAACACTATTGTCACGATTGCCGCAGGGCAGGCCCAGTACATCTACATTGTCACTAACGCAACGACCGCAGGCACTTGGGGCATCATTGCTTTTGGAATTGGCTCCTCTGGTGCTGATGCCGCCACCCTTGCGGGTTATGGTTTACTAGCAATTGGTCAGACGCTCAATCAAAGCCAGCCAGTCACAACTTTTTCCTCGAATTACACAGCACTGACAACAGACCGTTCTAAAACCTATGTGTGGACTGGCGGCGCTGGAACTTTAACTTTGACCCTTGCGTCTACGCTTGCAGACAATTGGTTCATGTTCTTGCGTAACAGTGGAACAGGCGCTTTAACGGTAACTGGAACTAGCGGTGATTTGGTCAACGGTTCTGCGTCAATTGTTTTGCAACCTGTGGACTCTTGCATCATTGTTTGTAGTGGTTCACAGTTCTACACAGTTGGTTTAGGTCGAAATACGCAGTTTGCGTTTACCCAATTATCTAAAGCTGTGACGTCTGGTTCTTATACCTTGACGGCTTCTGAAGCCTCAAACGTAATTCAAAAATACACAGGTACTTTGACAGGCAACGTCACAATTGTTGTTCCGTCAACAGTTCAGGTTTATTACATTGTCAACGATACATCAGGTGCTTTTACCGTCACAATCACAACGGGTTCTGGCGCTACTGCGGTTTTAACGACAGGAACTCAAGCCACATTGGTTTGTGATTCAGTTAATTTGTATAACGCCAATACAATTCTTGCAGGCTCTTCAAACATTAGTTTGAACAATGGCTCTGTTGGAGCGCCTTCATTAAACTTCTCATCAGAAACCACAACGGGCGTGTACCGAGCGGCTTCGGGTGAATTTAATATTTCCATTCTTGGCGTCTTACGCTTAACAGTTTCTGCTTCTGGTTTGGCTATTGTTGGAACGGGTAACTTTACGGGTGGTGTTTCTGGCGGGACTTACTGATGGTCAAGAAGGTTTTTACCATCGACACGTTGCCGGGTGTCCAGCGCGATGGCACTATCTTTGACATGAACTTTTACACGGACGGTCGTTGGGTACGCTTTCAACGTGGTCGTCCAAGAAAAGTTGGTGGCTACCGCGCAATTATCAGCAACGCAAAAGGATACTCTCGCGGCATCTATGTCAACTCAGTCGATGGAATCAACTCAGTTTTTAATGGATACAACGATGGTCTTGAGGTTGTCAACGTCAACAATCTTGGCATAGGTGCTGGCGTCAATCAATTCACTTTTACTGGGCTAGTTTTAACACTCAACACCTTGGTAGGTGGCACGTTGTACACCAACGGAACGTACACCAATGTGACCTTGACTGGTGGCTCTGGCTCTGGTGCAAAAGCAACAATTGTGGTGGCTGGCGCAACGGTGACTACAGTGACGCTGACAGCGGCTGGCAATGGGTATGCGGTTGGCAACACTTTAAGCGCAACTGCCGCAACAATTGGCGGAACTGGCAGTGGTTTTTCAATCAATGTAGCAACAATCAACGATGGCTTTACGGAAAGCGATTTGAATCTTTGGCAGTTTGACTCTACGTTTGACGCCCAAGGTTCTGGAAACCAGTTGTTGCTCGCGCACCCCGGTCAAAACTTAGAGCAGATTGACCAAACTACTGTGACTCCAGTTTTGGCTGGAGACATCAATGGCACAACCTTGTCTCCGCTTAGGGACACTTCTGGGACAACCCCAACAGGCGACATCATTGAAGTTGCTGGCGGCGTGGTTGTACTGCACCCGTATGTGTTTGTGTATGGTGACAACGGTCTTATCAAGAATTGTGTTGCTGGAGACCCATTTGATTGGAACGGCGCAGACTCTAACGAAACCAACGTAGCATCTACCAAGATTGTCAAAGGTCTGCCAGTGCGCGGTGGTTCAAACGCTCCTTCTGGGCTGTTCTGGGCGCTTGATTCATTGATTCGTGTGTCTTACGCCCCAACCACCGTAACAATTGCTTCAGTCCCCCAAACTTTTTTCTGGCGCTATGACATCATCTCCAGCCAGTCTTCTATCTTGTCGAGTCAATGCGTCATTGAGTACGACGGAATTTATTATTGGATTGGTGTTGACCGCTTCTTGCTGTACAACGGTGTGGTCAAAGAAATCAAGAACACGTTCAATCAAAATTACTTTTTTGACAACTTGAACTACGCTCAACAGCAGAAAGTTTTTGTCAACAAGGTTCCTCGTTTTGGAGAAATATGGTGGTTTTTTCCTTCTGGCGATTCAGAGGAGTGCAACGACTGCATCATTTACAACGTGCGAGAAGACTGTTGGTATGACGCAGGCGAGGCTTTAGGCGCTCGTCGCACGGCTGGGTTCTTCTCTCAAGTGTTTCATTACCCCATCAATGCTGGCGCAACATTGAGTGAGCAGGAAATAATTTTTACGGCATCAATCTCAACAACAAACGCAAGCGCTGTTATTAGGATTGCGCCAAACAATTTGGTTGCTGTTGGTCAGGAGGTTGTTTCAGCAAGCGTTCCTTCTGGGGCTGTAATTTCTACGATTACGCCTAATGCGGCATCACCAACAGCAACTGGCACTTCTGGAGCAAGCACTATTGTGGTCAGTAGCGCAACAGGCATTGTGTTGAATCAATCTGTGACTGGCACAGGCATTGGCACAAATGCTATTGTTACCACGATTGTGGGAACGACTATTACGCTGTCCGTAGTCAACAGCAGTGCTGTATCGGGAACCATGTCGTTTGCTGGTTTGAATTTGACTTTGTCTGCAAACGCAACAGCAACATTGGTTGAGACCGCAAACTTTGAAACTGTGGCTGGTCAAGTTATTTTGTGGCAGCACGAAATTGGAACGGATGAGGTCATTGCCGAAGAAGCTAACGCAATTGAAAGTTTTTTCCAAACAAGTGATTTAGGTTTTGTAGCTGGCGGCCCTGCTCAAACTGCGCCCGTAGGCGAGAACTTCTGGGTCAACTTGGAGCGTGTTGAGCCTGACTTTATACAGCACGGAGAAATGACTTTTCAAGTGACTGGTCGCCCCTACGCGCAGTCATCGGACGTTGCCTCGCAAGAGTACCCGTTTGACCCTGACACAGGCAAGATTGATATGCGCCAACAAAGGCGCGAGATACGTTTGATTTTTAAGAGCAACGTGCAAGGTGGTGATTACCAAATGGGTAAGGTGTTGTTAAGCGTAACGCTAGGCGACGTCAGACCTTTCGGAAGCTAACATGGCAATTGCGCTTGTATATGACCCTCGGTATCACACATGGGAATCGTGGACAAGTTTAATGTGCGAGGCGTATGCGGCGCAACAGTTATCAATGAATACTCCCGAAGAGGAGTGGCAAAAGTGGGCGGCAGGGTTGAAGGCGATTGATATTTTTGTCAACGAGGGAATCCCCAGCCCCTACATATACGAGAACTGGTATGACTGGGCGCAAGCCGTAGTCGGAGCAGTCAATCAACCCTCAGAGGAAACGGCAACATGACTTTTATTGAGATTTTTAATTATGTGGCAAAGGTGGCAAGGCCCGCCCACGCCAAAGAATCCATTGCTGAGGCTATGGAAGACTTGTTTGTTGACATTGGTTTGGACAGCCTTGACGGGTTGGTCATGCTCATGTACTTTGACGAACTCTACGGTATTGCTGACGAAGTGAGCAAGGAATGGACACCCAAGTCCGTTCAAGAACTCCATGACCTTGTGATGGGAAGCAAGACCAAAGAGCCTGCGTCAATGGAAGAAGTCAAAGAGGTGTGCAAATGATTTACCTCACACACTACCGCACAGCCTGCACTGAAGACGTCGAACTCTTTGACGACATCATCTACCCACAAAAGGTGAATTGGTTCCCAGACACCTACAACCGCACAAAATCTGGTTTGGTCTACGTCCCCCACAAGTTGGCGGAAAAAGTCCTTGACCCTGAGTTGCTTACCTACCTACGGGAAAATCCTGTGGGCAAGACAGCATTCATTCTTGCTGGTGGCAACGCACACTTTGCTGGCATCGGACAGCGCCCGTATGACTCGCGCCTGACCTACACCTACAAGTTCCTGCCATTCACGTTGACGCAGGTCTATGCAGGTCGTATCGCTCAATCCTGCGGCGATATGGACATGGTCACCACCGATGCCAGCGCCTGCGCTTCAAGCCTCAAGGTGATGATGGATGTCCAAAACCTCATACAGTTTTACAACTTCAATCGTGTGATTGTGTTGACAGTTGAGGACGGCGTCTCAAACGCTGTGTTGGAGTTCTTTGGCGACTCCAAGGCGGTGCTGACCGAAAAGCAGGAGCATGAGGGCATAAAGCCATCCGCTTTTGATTCGACCAACTTTGGGTTTCGCATTGGTCAGGGCGCGGCTCTTGCGGTGTTTGAGTCTCGTGAGGCTGTAGCTACGCAACAAATCAAACCCCATGCCCGTTTGGTGGGGGCGTACAACGCCTCAGAACGCTCTACAAACGCAATTGGGCAATGCGAGGATGGCGAGGGCTTCATTAAAGCTATAGAGGGCGTATTGCACTATAGCAATGTTTCCCCCGATGAGATTAAAATAGTAAAAACCCACGGCACTGGAACTGCGTCCAACAACAAGGCTGAAAAGAACGCCTTGACCCAAACGCTAAAAGAATTTGTTGCAACCTCGTATAAGCAAAAAATTGGTCATACGATGGGTAGCAGTGGATTGCTTGAGACACTTTTACTTTTGGACGATATTAGGTCTGGCGTTGTACCAGCGATTGCAAACCGAACTGAAACCGATTCGGTATTCCTTTCGGAATCGACAACACCACCTGATGGTCTGATAATGACTCTGGCGGCTGGGATGGGAAACATCTATTCCGCCGCAATATTTAAGGGGATGTGATGCTGGTTGATAGCAAAAAGAAGCAATTGGGTGAGCAGGCAATTTTAATGATTGCGGCTCAGGAGACCAAGTCGCCACATCCTGCGTCATCGGTCTATGCGGCGCTTGTTCAAGAGATGAATATGGAAGGCACGTCTATCTTGCGTGAGGGAAACACCTTATTCATCATCCATAAAGGTCAAGGTCGCACAGGTGTCTTTCGTGCTTTAAATGCAGACACCGCCCGCAACTACCTAGAGAGTTCGTATGCCTTTATCCAAGGCGCATACAAGATGGGTTTTGACACGCTTGTGAGCGAGTTTGAAGACCCAACGATTTTAAACATTTTCAAGGCAATCTCTCGCAACCCCCCGCAAGAGAACATGGGATACAAAGCCCAGAAAACTAAAAGAGGTTTTCTCGTCACTGTGAAACTTGGGCCAAAGCGGGCTGAAAGGGAATAATCATGGGTGCAGTAGCAAGTTTCGTTGAGGACGTCGTAGAAGGCGTTGGCGATGTCGTAGGAGGCGTTGCAGAAGGCATCGGTGATGTTGTCGAAAGTGTTGCAGATTTTGCTGGTGACGTTGTAGGCGGTGTTGATGATGCCTTCAATGACATTTTTGGTTCTGTTGGTGATGCTTTTGAATCTGTTGGCGACTTTGTTGAGGATGCCTTCGATTGGTGTGGCGACGTATTTGAAAAAGTAGGCGACGTAGTTCAAACTGTACTTGACGACCCTCTACCTGTACTTGTTGCTGTTGCGGGTCAAGCAATAGGTATTCCCGCCCCCGTCACAATGGGTGCGCTAACTGCGGCACGAGGCGGCGACCTTGAGGACATTGCTTTGTCAATGGGAACCGCGTACTTTGCCCCCACCATTGGAAGCACTATTTCTTCTACGGTTTCTTCTAGTTTTATTGAGGCTGGTTTAAACGAGACATTCTCACAAGTTGCCAGCAATGCAATTAGCAGTGGCTTAGTCAACGGCACTGTTGCAGAAATTAAAGGCGGCAGTTTTGATGACGGTTTTGCTGGTGGCTTTACTGGCGGCATGGTTGCTGGCGGCGTTCGCGAAGTTGGCAACTACGTTAAGCCAGACATTATTGCAATGGCTCAAGATAGCGGCTTGGACTTGCAAGACGCAAACGCACTCTATAACGCAACTACAAAGGCTTTTTCTGCGGGCATTACGTCTGAGGTTACAGGTCGGGGTGACTTTACGACATCATTCACAAATAGCGCTATTGGTTCAGGTGTTGACTATGGCGTTCGTGAAGTCAATCAAACAATTGACCAGCAGTTCCGAACTGCCGCAACTGATTGGAACGAGAAAGACAAGCAAGGCGAACCAGTTGAAGTTGCAATTACTGGCGCTGGTATTCCAAATGAAGTTGTTGGTCAAGTACAGGTTTCTGACATTGGTGTACTTAACGATGCAGAAACAATTAATACTTCAAGTGGCGAAAAAGCCACATCTGATATTAGCGTAGATAACGATGCAGGCACATTTGATGTTGCAAGTGTGTTGGCTGACTCTCAAGCTACAACAGATGTCAACAATGCGTCATCTTCCTACACTGGAGAAAAAGCCACATCCGACATTTCCATCTTGCCAGAGACTCAGTTGGCTGAAGCGCCTCAAGCTGAAACCATTTATGATTTTGCCGACACAATTGGCGCAGAAAAACCAGTATTTGGCGAGACTGTTTTGGTTGAGAACACTGACGTTCCTGAGAGCGTAATTGACATTGCTGAGGATTTACCAGAAGAGGCTCCTCTTGTTGCTTCAACAGAACCTGTAGGTGGATTGAGTGCGTTGGCTGACGCAACCACTCCAGCAATTGATTTGGACACAAGCCAGCCTGCTGTTGTCTCTGAAGCCCCTGTGGCTGAAAACCTAGTGACTTCTGGTTTGGCGGCTGACCAGCCCGTAGGTGGTTTGAACGCTGTTGCACAAGCAGACCAAGCAACCCCTGAAGCCAAGATGGCAAGTTCTATGGGCTTGAAGGCTACAGACTTTACAAAGCCGATGGTTGCCACTGTAGGTAATTTGCTAAAGCAAAGTTTGACACAGAAGAAACCTCCTGTGCGTCGCGCACCTGCGCCTCGCCCTGTTGGTGGCTTACAAACGGCTAGAGCAAGACCTGCGTCAACCAAAGCGCCACCTGCGCGTATGGACATTGCAAATCTAATTCCAATACAGAAGGCCGCACCATTGCAAACGGCTAAGTTGCCACCCTCTGCGCCAGCAAAGCGATTGGATAAAAACGCAAAGTTGACGCCAATAACCAATATTGCGAGTCTAACCTCACAGGTGAAGAAGGCAGGATAAGACATGGCTATTCTAAAAAAACGCACGTCAAGCAAGAAACTTCCTGAAGCTAGGGGGCTTGACCGCGCACCGTTGGATAGCATCATTCGCGGTATCAATACATCTCCGTCTAACTTTGGTGGCTCGTCAAGTCTTACGTCTACTGGGGGTGGTTCATCCAACCTTACAACTACTGCGGGTGGCTCAAGACCATCTATCACAACATCGACAGGCTCATCAAAGCCAACTTTGACCTCAACAACTGGCTCCAAGCCTGCGGTTACTACCACCACGTCAAAGACGCCTACTAGCATCACCACGTCACCACTCAAAGTTCCCAAGCAAACGGTCAAGCCAAACGTCTCAAAGCCAAACTCAACTACAAGCAAAGTTGTAAACGCGCTTACGGGCGCGGCAATTGGCGCTGGTACAAAGTTGTTGATTGATAAGATTTCTAGCAAGCCAAGCATTGCTAAAACTCCAGCAGAAAAAGACCGTGAAAAGAAAGCGTTAGATGCCTCTGTATTAAGAGACAAAAAATTAGAACAAATAAAGGCGGAAGATAAAGCATCGGCACAAAGACTTGCCGCAGACAAAAAAGCGTCAGATTTGCTTGCCGCCTCAAATAAAAAAGCCGCTGAAGACTTGGCAAAAGCAAATGCCGCAAAAATAAATCCTACAACTGGAAAGCCCGTTGGCACAGGTTTTGGTGACGACAGGGAAGAGTTCACTACCGATTCTTTGGGCAACACTTATAAGACTATGCCTGATGGCACGTCGGTGCTTTATCGTGCGGCAGAAGTTCCTGATGAAGAGTTTTCAACTGATTCTCTCGGCAATGTGTATAAAACCATGCCTGACGGGACTTCAGTTTTGTATCGCGCCGCAGAGGCTCCTGCCGACGAGTTTATGACTGACTCTTTAGGTAATATTTATAAAACCATGCCTGATGGAAGTTATGAGTTGTATCGTGCGGCTGAGGTGGCGGAAGACGAATACACCACCGACTCTTTGGGTAATACTTACAAGACTATGCCTGACGGAACATCCGTCTTGTATCGCGCCGCTGAGGTAGTAGAAGACGAATACACGACGGATTCTTTAGGTAACGTCTACAAAACCATGCCCGACGGAACGTCTGAACTTTTCCGTGCCGCAGAAGTTGTTGAAGATGAGTTTATGACTGACTCCTTGGGGAATGTCTACAAGACAATGCCTGACGGAAGCTACGAGTTGTATAGAGCCGCAGAGGTGGAGGACGACGGAGATGCGTTCCCATCAACGCCGCCTGAAGTTACACCCGATGAAACTTTTGTGCCTGAATACTTTGAAGACAGTTTGGGGAACATTTATATTTCTACGCCTGATGGCGAATACGATTTATATCGCGCCGCTGAAGTTGAAGATGATGGCGATGCGTTTCCTGAAACACCCTCTGAACCTGAATACTTTGAAGACAGTTTGGGTAATGTCTATGTGCAAGGTGACAGCGGTGAATATGAGTTGTATCGTGCCGCCGAAGTGCCAGAAGACATTGTCGAAGATGACTATGACCTCTTTTATACGCCCCCAGAGGATGAATATGTATACGAACCCGACGACAGATATGCAACCGAAGATGACGGTGATGAATATTATGATTTTAAACGTGGGGGTTTAACTACCATGATGAAAAAAGGCGGAGTCGCTCATATGGCAGACGGTGGTTATATGTTGCCTGAAGGCGCTATTGACAATGGCGATGGAACATACAGCATCGGGAACTTCACATATGACAGTGTGACGGATGGGTATTTGTACTCTATTGACCCAGAGACTGGAAATATCAGCAATGTCAGTCCTGATGCTATGTATTCATCAACCCCTGAAGATGATTATTACTCTTACGATTCTTTAGGTAACGTGTTTAAGAATGGCGAGTTTTACAGCTCCGCTGACAGCGAAGACATTACATCCGCTGGCGGCGGAACTCGCACGCCAACCATTGGAAACTATTTAAATCCCATTGTTGACAGTTTCAGAGGGCTTGTTGGCGGAGGTTACGACGCTCTTACTGGCGCTCTTGGTACAACCGCAGGCGCGGCAGGTGCTGGCGCTTTGATTGCCACCTTGTTGGGAGAAGATTTTAGCGGTGACTCTGGTGCGCAAAACCAAGGCTTGGATATGTCGAAGGTTGGCGTCATTAATCCGCGCACAACCGATTTTGGGATAGGCCCAACAAATTTTGTTGGTTACGAAGACTACGGCACAGGTGGTGGAGATTACACACCGAACGAGGAGTTGTTGCGCAACCTGAATGCGCCGGGCTACAACCCCGTGCGTGAAGGCGACTACGGTTACGAGGAAGTCCCCGCTGAAGCACCAAAGATGGCTTCAGGCGGCTTGTCATCAATGGCTACCCCCGTTTCCTCTTACTACACCTTTGGTCAACCTGCGGACATCTTGGCAAATTTGGGTATGCGTGCGCAACCTCCACAAAATCCGCCACAAATGATGGCTCAGGTCGGTCAACAGCAACCTCCTCAGCAGGCGCAACAGCAAGGTCTGCCACAGCAAATGCCTCAGCAAATGGCGCAACAAACGCCACAGGGTATGCCTCAGCAGGGCATGATGCCGCAACAGCAGGGTATGCCTCCTCCGATGCGTAAGGGTGGCTTGCCACACGCTTCTAACGTCCCAATGGTCGAGGGTCGCATGGACTTTCGTCGAGGCTCTGCGGTGCATGGCGCAGGAGACGGACAATCGGATGACATCCCTGCCATGTTGGCGGATGGCGAGTATGTAATTGATGCTGAGACCGTAGCCCAAATTGGCAACGGCTCGACAAAGGCAGGCGCACAGGCTTTGGACAAGTTCCGTGAGAGCATTCGCGCACACAAGCGCTCCGCTCCCATCAACAAAATTCCACCTAAAACCAAGGCGCTGACCTCATACCTTAAAGGAGCGAGATAATGGCTGGCTTATTTCAGGGTGACCCACTACCCGCAATTACCAAGACGACGGAATCCCAACAGACGGCTCCAGAGTTTTACACGAATTACCTTCAGGACATTGCCAACTTAGGTCAGAACGCTGTTCAACAGGGCGGCATTGCTGGCTTCAGCCCATTGCAACAGCAAGCCTTCCAAATGGCTCCAGACGTTGCGTTTGCTGGCGCTGGGTCTTTGGGTGCGGCTTCTCAATTGCTAGGCGAGGCGGGCGCTACAACCGTTCCTGACGTCATTGCTGACTACATGAACCCCTACACCTCAAGTGTGGTGGATGAGATGGGTCGTTTGACTCAGCGCAACGTGCAAGAAAACATCCTGCCAAACCTTGGCGCGGCGGCTGTTGGCTCTGGTCAATTTGGCTCACGTCGTCAATCTCAGGTAACTGGCAACGCTTTGCGCGACATCCAATCCGACTTGTTGGGCAAGCAGATGCAGGCTCTTCAGCAAGGTTATACACAGGCTGGCACAACCGCTCAGGCGGACTTGTCTCGCGCACTCACCGCTGGAACTGGTTTCACCAATTTGGGTCAAGAGCAACAGCAGTTGGGTACAGCGGGTCTGAAGACTATGGCTGACTACGGCGCTCAACAACAGGCTCAAGGTCAGAAGTTGCTCGACTACCCAATGGCGCAAGCACAGCAATTTGCAAGTTTGTTGAGAAACACCAATGTGCCTATGGGTACAACCACACAGTCAACTGGTTCCGAAGGCTATTCCAACAGCCCGTTGTCACAGATTGCTGGCTTGGGTTCTTTGGTCGCTTCGTTGTTTCCAAACACAAGCGTTGCAGACGCACAAAAAGCCTATTACGACAGAGGCGGCAAGCCTATTGGCGATGGCAACGCCAAGGGCGGCGTAATCCGCAAAGCCTCTGGCGGTGGTGTACGTCTTGCTGATGGCGGAATGGCTCCAACTGGCGCAGAATATCACGACGGCAACGGAAATTTTTACGATGTCGATGGCTACTTAGTGGGGTAAAGAATGGCAATTCCAACACAAGGTGGTTTGGGTCAAGCCTCCGCCGCTCAAGCAAAACCACCACCACAGCAATCTGGGGGTAAATTTGACACGAGCGCGGTGCAGGCGGAAAACCTAGAAGAGATAAGCAAATCGAAACCAACTGGGTTAAAAGATAAGATTGTTGACGACCTTGGTGACCAACGCGAGGCGATGAACGCCGCATTGGTGCGTATGCGGGCAAGTTTGGATGACCGCAAGAATAGGATGTTTGACCCTGTATTGATGCAAGCGGCTTCAGGCTTCTTAAAACCCACTAAGACAGGCTCGTTTGGCGAGTCTTTAGGTAATGCCGCAGAGGGCGCTGGAGTTGCCTCAGAGCGCGAACTGATTCGTGACGCGGAAAATTACAAGTTGGAAATGGAGCTTCTTGGTAAAGAGCAGGAGTTTCGCCAACAGTTAGGTGGCGACCAATTGATGAGCGCGTTGCTTGGTGGGCCAAGGACGGGTGCATCTACTACCGCACCTCCTCCTGCAAGTGGAGCAGTGATGACGCAGACGGGCGCTCCAAGAGTACCCAACACAGCATCCCCAGTCAATTTGACAACCACGTCAGGTCAACAGCAAGTTGTGTCAGGTGTGCGCGAAGGTCGCATTCCAGTTACCGATGAATTATTGATGCTTGCAAGTCGCGTTGCCCCAAAATTGCTTCCATTCTTTCAAGAGATGCGTAAGTCTCAAGAAGAGCAAAAGAAAAACGCCATTGCTCAAGGCGAACTTGATTTCAAACGTGCCTCCGAAAAACGCAAAATTGTTCCTCGCGGTCTTCGCACTGAGCGTGAAATGAATGCTAGTGAGTTTGCAAAATATGAGGCGGCAAAGGAGCAATATTTTGCTACTGGCGATGAGCAAGCGTTGCTTGCCTTCTATGACAGCAAAGGTTGGTTGGAACCTGAGCAGGTGCGTGGTCGCAAGCCTCTAAAAACTGGTGAAGCGCCTGAGCCAATCCCTATAGCCAAGTCTCCGTCTGAGGCTAAGGCTAGTGAGGAGGCTCAAATACAGACTGAAAAAGACCGCGCTAAAGGTGCTGAGGAACTTGCAACCAAACTTCGCTTACAGGCTGAGGCGGCATTTGCAAACACAATCACGGCTGACGACATGATTGGTTATGCAAAGAACAATCCAAAGATATTGGATGCGATGAACAAACCCGGCGTCTTTGGTGCAATTCTTCGTGCGTCTGAACAGGGCATCAAGGTTGGTGACTTCAGCGTTAGCCTTCCAGCCAAGACTCTTGCTGAGGCGAACCTTGACACAAATGATTTGGCGGCTTTGCAAATTTTTGCTCAAAAGTACGCCGATTTGCAATCGCGTGGTCGCCAGTTGAACAGAACGCCGGGCGAGGGCGCTATCTCCGACTACGAAACCAGACTGCTTGGAGCCATCTACGCTCTACCCACAGACAGTCAGCGTGCTGTTATTCTTAAATCTGAAGCGCTCAAGTTGCAAAGTATGTTTGATGAAGACCGCTTTGCTTTGTGGAAAGAGAAGAGAAAGCAACCCGGCTACACCTACGACGACTTTACTACGGACAAAGAGTACAAGGCACTTAAAACCGAATACAAGAAAACTCTTGACCGAGTGCGTGAAGAAAACTTGGATTTGCTCACGCCAAAGAAAAAGGCTGACGCTTCCAAGCCTCCTGCGGCTCCGCCCAAGCCTGCGGCAGTTCCTCCCGCTTCAACGCCAAACCCAACGCCTCCAGCTAATGAGTTGCCGCATAAAAAATTTGAGCGGGAAAAAGCAGAGCGTGAAGCACGCGAAAAAGCAAAAGGAACCTAATAATGGATAAAAAAAAACCAGTATTGGATTTTAAAAAACTTACCGATGAGCAATTTAAAATTGCTGAGTTGGTTGTTGAGGCGGCTGAAGCATACAAGATTGACCCAAATTTGCTTTTGGCGCAGGCTTTCCGCGAGTCAGGGTTTAGGCATATACCCTCAGAAGACCCTGAAAGTGACGCCTTTGGCGTTATGCAAATTCGCCCAAGCACGGGGAAACTAAATAAGCTGGGCGATATAACGGATTTGCGAACCAATGTATATGGTGGCGCTCAATTGATGAGAAACTACCTTGATGAGTACAAGTCGCCAGAGGCGGCGTTGCTTGCGTATCACCAAGGGCCGGGCATTGCGGAGACCTATATCAAATCAAAAGGTGACCTCAAAGCGGTTGGCTCCAAAGGCTTGGACTATGTCATCGACATTGGCAATAACGGTGGTTTTGGGCAACCAACAAAAGCCGAAGGCGATGCAGATTCTTCAAAGGAACCAAGTCGTTATGAGTCTTATCAGTCTGAGGCAACAAAATTAAAAGCCGAACAAGCGGCAAGAGAAGAGGAGGCAAGGCTAAACCCCCCACCTCCAAAGCCAAAGACTTTGCTTGACAGAGCAATTGAGTCTGCCGATAAGATTGACCCAGAAGAAGCGGCGCTTTATGCGGCTGGAGCCAACGCTATTTTGCCAATGTTTACCAACCCGCAAGTATCTCCGAAGGTTGATACGGGCAAAGCGGTTGAAGCAAACCTATCTGCTCAAGACAAATTAGAGTTGGCTCGTCGCAATTTTCAAGAATCCGCTCCTCAAGGTATGTATAGCCTTGAAGAGACCTATAGGCAAAATCAAGACGAACTTGAGCGCATCAAGAATGAACAGCGGTTGGCTCAACAACAACAAAGGAACTTGTCCAAGGCTCCGTCAACAATAGAAGCACCATCGTCTTCTTTGGTATCTGAAGCGCCTTCAAGAACAAAGGCTGGGGCATCTGGTGCATCCAATTGGGTTCGTGCAATGGGTGAGGACGTTCCTGACGTTCTTGCTGACCAAGCTGAAAATATGCGTAAGGACAACCCTCGCGGTGGTCAGGCAATCATTGATAAAGATACAGCGGCTCGTCAACGTCAACAAGCGCTTGGCTTAGGTGATTACGGTTTGACGCGCACTGCTGGCGGTGTGCAATTGGCTTTGCCTCCCACTACTGTGGCAGAACGTCAAGCGGACATAGACAAACAAAACCAAACAAATCAAGCAGAGGTTGAGCAAAGAGCCGAACAGGCGCGTATCCAGCAAGCTGTGCAAGCCCAACAATTGGAACAGCAACGTCTAGCCAATGAAGCCGAATTAGAACGCCTGCGCCAAGAACGTGTAGCGGCAGGTCAACGACAAAATGTACTTGCCAGCCAAACAAAAACGGCGGCTCCATTACAAAAAGCGTTGACCACGGCTGAGACCAATGCGGAGATTGCTCGACGCAAATTGGCAAGGGCGCAAGAACAACCAAATGCGTTTGGGCGCACATTAGAGCGGGCAGGCATAGCCTCAACAGGCCCTTCAAAGATTGGCGCTTTGCCAAGAGCGGGTGTGGGCGCGGCGGCTGGTTATTTTGGCGTAATGAGTTATCAAGAAGCCTTGAAGCGGTTTAAGGCTGGAGATACCAGTGAGGGTGTTTTAAAGGCTTTACAGGCGGGTTCTGCGGCGGCGGCTATGTTGCCCCCAGCAGGCAAGGGATTGACCAAGCTAAGGGGTCTTGGTGCGCTTGGAGCCGTCGGTTCTTATGGATATGACGCCGCTAGACGTATATTTAAAGACGACCCAAGCGGAGAATAATTTTTAGGAGCAGTTGCCACTCTCCTCTTTGCCCCCCTTAATCGGGGGGCTTTTTTTATACAGGTCGTTGATTTTCTAAGGCTTCGCCAACTGCGGTGTTCATGCTTTTGACAATTCCAACGCAACGAGCGTGTTCCTGTCGAGCGCACTCAACATTCACATATGACTCAATGTTGTGCGCAAACTGCATGATGTCTACCTCGTCCGCAATTAAGGGGTCTTTGCGGGGTCGGTCGCTCTGAAAGAAGATTTGTTTGATGGTTTCTTCGCTTAACATTTTTACTCCTTACTTGTGTGAATTTTTAAGTTGCCAAAATTGAAGCAGGTTGACAAACATCTTCCAACCACGGTCAAGGTCTTCAAGGCTCCACTCGCGCACCACGACGAGGTCAGGAACGCTACGAGAGACAAAGACGTTGGCACAGCGGGCTTTGGGGATACCTAAACCGACTCTATAAGCTGAGAGTTGCATGAGGTGTTCGTCGTATCCATCAACCTTTGTGGGGTCTGAAAACTCTTTGGTTTTGATGTCAGCAACGATGCCTTCTGCGTCCCCAGAAAATAGGTCGCACTTACCGCCAAAACCGAGTTCATGTGCGAACGAGCGCTCAGAGACCCATTGTTGTTGACCGAAGTGTTTGGTGATTGCAAGGTCGCAGGCTTGGACACTTTCGTGGTGCTTGCCTGTCGGGTTGTTTTCATAAAAGCCTTGAATAGATGCATGAATGTCAGTTCCCGCATCCGCCGCCGAACGACCCTGTTCTTTTGAGTCATTAATTATTCGGTCGATGTACTCTTTTTCAGGTTCGTCGGGTCGACGAGGAAGGGTAAGCGCGGCAAGCAACACCTGTTGCTGTAGCCACGCCAATAGCGCTGGTTTAGCGGCTACGTTTAGCACTGTCGTTACCGACGGCACTAGGTTCATTGTTCTTGCGTCTCTAAGCGTGGTATTACGGGGTGAGCCGTCCTTCTTAGATGGCACAGTGTACTGCGGCAAACCGTCGCGGGTGTACCAATGATTGGACTCGCTGGCGCGTATCGTTGGGGTTGTGATGGTCATTTGCGAGTTCTCCGAACTACTTTCTTGGCAGGTGCGCGACCACGAGGTTTGGGTGCTGTCTTGATGTGTTCTGCATATGCCGTATCAAACTGCTCGTCAACGTGCTGTGTGAACCCGCGCAAAATCTCTTGCTCTGCATCTTGTTGCAGTTGCTCAATCAAGCTGTCTGCCTTTTGCTGTATTGCCTCAATCAAAAATTGAACATCAGTTATGGTTAAGTTCATGTGTTTCTCCTATTTAAATTCTTGGGCATCTGCCCAGTTGTACCAGCGCGTGACAAACTTCTTGAGGTCATCAAAAGAATTGCCACGCACCCTAAAACGTCCATCCAAGCAAAGTTGCTCAAACTTCTCTACCACCGTCTCGCCATCCGTGTTGCCTTGAATGATGACTACGGTGAACTGAGGTTGCTTTGCCAGATTGCGCAGTAGCAATCCCTGTCCTTGGCTGATGCCCTCACGTTCGCGCTTCCACTCACCAACAAAGAATTTGCACTTGCGCTCAAATACCATGTCAATGTTGCAGGGAGTCGCTTTCGGGTTGGTTTCAATCAGTCCCTTGAACTGAAAGAAGTCAACGTGCGTCGCGTGTTGGTTGCGCATCAGTCGCATGGTCAGAAGGGGATGTCGTCGTCCATGTCGTCAAAGCCACTTGCGGCGGCTTTAACAGGCGTTGGAACGCTTGATTTGCCTCCGCGTGCCTGCCACTCAGGGGATTTGCCAATCTTCTCCTTGAGACCGTTGCTGAAGCTGTCAAACAGCGTCATGTCAGGCTCGTCGATGGAGAACATCTTCAAGTCGTTGTGAGGTTCTGGCATACCTACCTTCTTGATTGCTGGGGGTACAGACATGATTGCGGCAATGTTGGTGTATTCCTTGCCGTTGTTGCCCATCGCCTTGATGACCGAGACCATTGCCCATACGCCAAGCACGTTCTTGAGTTCAAAGCCACGCAACTCGTCTGCGGTGAACTCCTTGCCTCGCCACGTTTGCAGGTCTTTGCGCAAGGTCGCCTTCTCCGCAAGCGAGAGCGTAAAGTTCTTGCTGATGGACATAGGTTCGTTCTTGGCGGTAACAATTGATTTGCCAGTCTCGTCTTCCCCATGCACCTCAAAC